GCTGGCTCTCGGTAGGGCTGCTGCCCTCGCCGACCCAGTACGCCGTGGCAGCAGACGTCTGCCGGGGGATGCTGATGTTGCCCTGCAGGCCACTCAGCATCGTGACGCCGGCCTGCATCATCGCCATGCGGTTGCGGAGCAGCTCGATGAAAGAGCTGGCCAGCGTTTCGGCAGCCACCAGGTTGCCGCCGGCCGTGGAGGTGCCGACCACCAGGTCGCGACGCAAGACCTCGTTGGGGATGACAATGCCGTTGCTGGAGCGCTCGTACTTCTCAGCGGCGGCCTTGCCGACTTCGATCTCGAACTCAGCGGCGCGGCGAGCGCTGGCATCGCCTTGATTGGCCAGGAAGTTCAGCGCGCGAACGAAAGAGAAGCGCTTGACTTCCTTCTCGCTCAGGCCGACGTCGTTCGTGGTCAGATCCACGTTGGAGATGGGTTGCTGCATGGTGCTACGGGTTCCGAGTTGATCCAGGATCGCCTCACGCGCTTCCGCGAGAGATTTACCGCCGTCGATCAGCTGGCGGGCCAGGTCGGCCATGTCGTGACGATCACCCAGGGCGGTGATGGATGCGATCCGATCGCGCTCGGCCTTGACAGCCTCGGATCGGATCACCTCCATGTCCACCTGGGGAGCTGGAGCTTCAGGCGCTTCCATTTCTTCGGCTGCCGGAGATTGGACTACATCAGGCAGGCTAGGAATTACATCATCCATAGCTCTGCCAAATCCCACGCTGTTATCGGCTGGAATGCTGACCAGGCTTACCTCCAGAGGTGTCCAGCGGGTCACTACGAGCGTGCCGTCGTCACCTTCTTCGGCGTCGTTGATCTCATACGCAAAGCTCACGTTGCGCAAGATGCCGTCCTCAACGTCTTGGCGCTTCTCCTGTGCCATGGCATTGCGGCTCCACTTCACCTTGGCGTAACCGCGCTGGTCATCACCGAACGATGCCTGCTGCACCACGCCGATCACAGCATCACGGTCGTGGTTCCACAGGAACGGTGCGCCATCGTTCAACCTGGCCAGATCAGCAGCGCCAGCCTGATGGCTCAGGATCTCGGTGCCGAACCAGCGCTCCACCGGCTGCTCAGAGCTGAAGCTGAACGTGAGTTCGTCGCCTTCGCCTTCGCCCAATCTGATCTGCAGCTCGCGGCGTTGCACCAACGAACCACCAGAGCGCTTACGCAGTTCCGCTAGATCCATTCTCCTGACTTGCGGTATCAGTCGTCAGGTTATTAACCGGCGAATCTGCAAGATTCACGCCAAGGTTCAACGCCAGCTGCTGCTCAAATGCTTTCTGGCGCATGTTCTCTTCCAAGTCGGTGCCGAGCATGCCGCAGACCTGGCTCTTGGTGATGTAGCCGCGATCCTCCATCAGCGCATAGGCCTGCGCCTCCTTCAGTGGATCCACCCACTGCCAACCGCGCGGCTGCCAGAACGCCGCATCCTCGTACCGCTCCGGCCGGATCTCAAAGTCGCCGAGCTGCAGGACATTGCCCAGCACGGCCGTCTGCAGCCACTGCACGTAAATGCGCTGGTAGAAGTCCTGGATCATCAGATCCTGTACCACCTTCCAGTGATCACGATCTTCGATCAAGCTAAGGCGACTGCTGCTGTAGTTGGTCTGGCTGAAGTCCTTAGACACCGTCTCGTAGCTGCAGCCCATGCCAGCCGCAAACCGCCTGGTCTTCTGCCGCACGAACATCTCATACTGATCATCCGGCGCCTGCAGCTGCGGCACCTGCACAACCTCACCAGGATTCAGGTACCGGAACTGGCCAGGCTCGAAATCCGTCAGTCGGTCTTCCCCTTCGACGTCATCACCCTCCAGCTCGCCTTCGGGTGACTGGATGAAGCCCATCAGGCTGGCGGCACCACGCGCGCGGACGACTGCCGCTTCTTCGTAGCCGGCCATCTGGTGCGCATCTTCCATCACCGCCGAGAACCACGGCACACCACGGGTCTGGCCGGGCCGGTCCGGCTCAAATAGGTGGATGACTTCCGACGCTGGAATGATCAGATGGCGGCGGTTGTCATCCATCCGCCCGACCATGTTGCTATCGCCAGGGTGGCGTGTGAAGAACGCATAATTCAGCGGCATTCCCCATTCGTCAACCTCAACACCCAGCCGCCACTCGCTGTTGGTCTGTGATGTCGGCCCAGCGTATTCCTCATCAAGCATGTCAGATTCGATCACCTGCAATGCCATCGGCACTTTGCCCTTGCGGTCGCGGCGGCTGACAATCCTGAAGATCGCTTCACCGGATTCCACCATCGCGCCAACGGCGATCCTGGCCAACCGCTGCAGGTCGTGGCGGCCAGCGGCGTCGCAGTTCTGCTTGCGGCACCACTGCAGCCACAGCGTCTCAATGCGCTGATTGATCGCATCATCACGCATGCCGCCACGCAGCTTCATCACCCTGGCCTGAAGCTGCACGCCGGTGCCGATCACATTCAGCTCAACCGCACGTTTTGCCTGCCTGGCATACGGGTTGTCGCGCACCATCTGCCGCGCGCGGTTCCGCAGCTGGCGGATGCTCAGCTTGATCTCAGCATCGGCGCTGGTCTGACCCGCCAGCCAGTCGGCCGTCAGGCGGCTCATCCTGGCGCCGGCATACATCCGCCTGCCGCGCGGTTTCGGCAGCGGTTCAGGCTCCGGTAGCCGCATGCTGGTGGAAGTGCTGATGCCGGCCAGGAAGTTGGCAATCATGATTTCCAAAAGCGGATTGACAGTTTCCGTGGATCACCCAGGCCGTTCGCAATCTTCTGCGCACGGTCTTCCTTGGACACATCACGCTTGAGCCGGTCTTCCAGCATCACCAGCTCGGCCAGCGTCATTTTCTTCAGCCGCCTGGTGCCGATGGTGTACTCCGACACCGCGCCACCACGCACGATCGCGCGGATCGCTGCCTGCACTGCCTCCAGGTCCTGTCGTGCCTGACTGCGGCCATCAAATGCTGCAGCGCTGCCGGTGTAGGCCAGGCTGCGTTCGACGCTGACCGTGCCGGTGCCGACCGTGACCGACTCCAGTTCACGTGCAATCCGCCGCTGCCAGTACCAAGTGCCGAAGTCCATCGCGCCGCTGGTCTGGGCGCTGATCGTGAATCGCCAGCCTTCCGCAACAGGAGAGCCGCTGACCGTCAATGCCTCGTTGGCTTGATTAAACCGTAACCACAGCACAGACGACCATTGATCAGAGCCGCGATCATCGGTCGGCGGCTCAACCCAGCTGATGGAATCACCAGCAAAAAGTGTGGGCGGAATCTTTGCCATACAGGCAGGCTACCAACCGGAAACGAAGTTCCCACGGCGTGCTGATTGCGGCTTGCGGCGCTGCATGATTGGATCAACCGGTCCCGGCACTTGCTGCGGTAACGGCTCAGGCTTGACGGCGTTGATTCTGCGTTCCAGCTGATCCCACATCGTTGCGCGGTTGTAGCGCCTGCTCAGCAGCTGCAACGCCGCGTAGGCGTAGCGGGTGCAGTCGCCGGCTTCGTCGTGCTCACCAGCCGGCAGGATCCATTCGTACTGCGTGAAGCCCTTGACCATCTTCGGTTTTTTCTTCCACGGAAACAGCTCCGCCAGGAACTGATCAGTCGCCGCCTCGCCAAGGTGCAGGTAGCCCGGCCCCGGCGTCTCGTTCCGCAGGCGGCCCTGTAGGTGGCTGATGCTGGTGTCGGTGCCGATCGGATACAGCAGCACCGATCGCTTCTGCAACGCCTGGTTCTTGTGGTTGATGTCCACCGCCGAACCCTTGCCGATGATCGCCTTGCCGCGCTGGCTGCTGCCCTTGACCGGCACCCAGCGGGTGCGCGTGCGGCAATACTCCCGGACCTTGTGCGTCGCGTGGCCGCCGTCGTCAATGGCGCCCTGCACGATCTGCAACAGGCGGTCGTCATCGCGCTTCCACTTGGTCTCGCTGATCCGGTCCAGTTGCTCCCACACCTCATCCGCCTGCGGGTCCCCGTGGATCTCGAAGTGGCCCAGGTGCCATCCTTCCTCGCCATGGCCCCAGCCCCAGATCGTCACCACCAGGCGCTCGCCGAGTGACCCGCCGCCGCCCTGCACGTCAACGCCGGCGGTGATCACCAGCACGCCATCGGGCACGCTGCCGATCGGGTAGCCGTTGCCGGATGACGTGTTCTGCCGGCGCTTGGCCAGGCCCTCGGCGTTGAACTGGTTCTCGATCGCGTCGCGCCAGGCCTGCGCCGCGCGTTTGTTGATCCAGCCCTTCAGCAGCAGGCGATCGGTCTGCGCCCTGACGAACTGATCGCGGATCTCAGCCCAGCTGAGCCAGCCCAGTGGCGCATACCAGCTGGGCAGGTGGAAGCCGGCCGTGATGCCATCACCCGCGGCACTCGGTACCCACACACCCTCCGGCAGGAAGCGGGCCTTGTGGCGCTCCTCGAAGCGCTCACCGCAGTGCACGCACTCGTACAGCACCTCGGCATCAGGCCGGTCCCACTTGAACTGCGACCACACCAGATGCTGTCGCGCACCGCATGCCGGGCACGGGACGTGATAACGGCGCTGATCTGACCTGCTCTCGAACTCCTTCGTCACCCGGCAGGCCTCGGCCTCGCCTGGTGTGCTGGTGATCAGCACCTTCCGCCTGGGGAAGTTGGCGGTGCGGGCCTCTGCGTTCTCCAGCGGGTCGCCCTTGTCGTCCGCCTCCAGCGGATAGCTGCTCACCTCGTCGGCGTACAGATACTGGATCGGAGAGCTCTGCAGGCCGGTGGCCGAGTTGGCGCCCACCAGCATCAACACACCACCGGGGAAGCTCTTGGTGAAGATCGTGTTGCCGCTGTCCCTGCTGCGGGCCGGCTTCACGCGCTCCACCAGTGCAGGTGTCTGCGACAGCAGCGGATCCAGTCGCTGGCGGTTGACCTTCTTGAGCAGATCCAGTGTCGGCTCAACGAACAACATCGGGCCAGGTCGCCAGTGGATGTTGCAGCCGATCGAGTTCAACACCACCTCGGTCTTGCCCATCTGCGAGCCGAACACCAGTACCACACGCCGCACCGGGCTGCCGGCGCTCATGCAGTCCATCGGCTCGCGCAGGTATGGCGTCCGCGTAGTGCGCCACGGGCCTGGCTCCGCGCTGGCTTCACCGGTCAGCACCCGATGGGCATCGGCCCATTCGGACACCGTGCCCATGAGCTCCGGCCGCAGGCCCTCCAGGAATGCCTGCCGGTAGGTGAGCGCTGCGTCAGCCATCGGCCAGCGCTCGCAGAGCGGTCAGCACCTCGGCTTCCAGTAGCCGCTCGATCTCAAACGGGTCGGACAGTGCCGCCAGGTCAGCGCTCACCCTTGGGATCACGCTCAGGACGCCTTCACGCACCGCCTTGGCCAGTGCGAACGCCTCTCGCTTCATGGCGTCGATGGAGCCCACTTCATTGCGGGCCTGAAGGGCCTGCACCTTGGCCAGCTCGGCTTGATAGTGGAGCTTGCGTTCCTCGCTGATGTCGCGGCCGGGGATGGCGTCATCTCGCAGGGCCATCACTGCCGCCGCAACCGCTGCGGCAGTGCTCGGCGTCGCTGGTACCTCCACCGGTGCCGCCGGCCGCTTGTCGCGCTCCTGCGCTTGCTCTGATAGCCGCTGATGGCCGTTGCGCTTGGTGTTGCGGTCCCACAGCTCAAGCGCCTTCTCTTTGATCAGCCACTCTTTGCCATTCTTCAGGATGATCGCTTCCTTGATCCGCTCCCTGCAAGCGATGCTCACGGCAGCGGGAGTAACGCCCTTCAGGGCAGCGAAATCCTTTTTGGTGACAAGCATTTAAGCACCTCCGCTGGCAGTTTAAGGCCTTAATCCAGTGCTTAACTGGCCATAAGGGACGGGGAAGGTGTATCTACCGGCTGGGAAGATTAAGCATGCCTGAAATCTGCCGCTGGCGAAAAAGCTCGGCTGGGAAACAACCCCGGCCCTAAGCCCCAGCAGGGACCCGCAGTATCACACTACCGTGATGCCCCTGTCGCCCTGGCCAGCTCGGCCTCGAACGCCGCCGCCATCTCCCGCCGCCACGCCTGAGCGAAGCCCTGCTCGATCACGTCACGCACCGGGAACTGTCGCTGGCGGGCCTTCGGTGATGGGTCCAGGGTGAACAGGCGACGCGTCGTGCGCTCCACGGTGCTGGTGCGGCCCAGGAAGCCTTCCTTCCGCTCGAAGATCGCCATCACGCTGCTGCCGCGCCTGACCGGTGCGATGTAGACGCCAGAGCGGCCACCAGCGCGTGCAGCGGCGAGGATCTGCGCCTGCTTGCGGAGCGGCACGTTACCGGCCGCGTCCTTGAGCCCAGCGGAACGCGCCGGGATCAGCACGGCCGAGCGGCTGACACCAGCCAGCTTCGATGCCGACAGGTCGGCAGCCTTGACGCGCGGCAGCTCACCAGCGGCGATCGGCTGTAGGTAACGACCGGACGGGTTGCCGCGGCCCTGGGTCTCAGAGCGGAAGCCGACTTCGACTTCCAGGCTGCTGGGCTTGGCGTAGCGGGTGTAGGTGCCGCCCGTGGTCCAGCGGGTGGGGTTGGTGATGTAGACGGGCGTCGATCGCTGGAGGCTTTGCTGGGCAGCCTTGCCGCTGGCCGTGAGCGCCCTGGAGACGGCGTAGCGCATGTTCCGATCGGTGAGCGCCAGCAGCCGCTGATTGAGCCGCTGCAGCTCGCCAGCGTCGATGGTGACCTGGATGCTCACGGCAACAGCTCCTCCAGCTCCTGCCGCTTCAGCTCCAGATCAGTGGGCAGGCTCCACTCGGTGTACTCATCACCATCAGCAGCGGTGACCACCAGAGCACCCACGGACGCCCAGGACGCGACCCAGTTCAGCAACAGCTCCTGCCACCACGCGAGCCACGGTGTGTGGCGGTCCAGGAGCCACGAGAGCGTGGCGGAGCGCTTCATGGCGGCAGGGCTGCTACGGGCAGGCTATGGGGCTCAGTCGTCGCCAGAGGGCAGGGCATCAAGCACCGTGCCCTCACTCATGCGCAGCAGAAGACCATCACGAAGAACGCGCGGCTGTGGGTACAGGAAGTCACAGCCGGCGCCGGCATGGGCCAGCACGTGAAAGGCCTCCTCGACCTGGTAGTCGCTGGCCTGCTGATCCAGGAGCATCACGATGACGTTGGCGCCGTCGATGGATTGCCGAGCATGCTGAGCTCGCGTGATGGCAACGGGAAGGTCAGCCAAGAAGCCCGGCACCCAGACGTGTTGCTCACCCGGTAGCGACATCAAGCAATAGCCGGTGCCATCGGGGAGCGTGCCAAGGGTGAGCCGATCACCCCAGCTCACGGACGCGCGGAACTCGTCGATCCAGTCATTCATGGCGGCTGAGCAGTTGCTGGCAGGTGTAGGGCAGCGGCAGCGCTGCCCCGGCGGGATCAGGCCTGCAGCGGCATGAAGTGAACGCCAGCGGGCAGCAGATTGCCTGGCCTGCTGACGGTGCTGAACCTGCGGCGGATGGCGCCGACAGCAGCGCCCTCCAGCGCCTCAGCCCAGGCCTGTGCAGCCTCGCGGTAGCTGCTGGCCTGGATGACGATGCAGGGGCATGCTGGGGGCAGTGCAGGGGCCTGCTGTGGCAGCTGTGGCTCAGCCGCGCCGGGCAGCGCGTACCGACCGGTCCGACGGATGGCCGGCAGCACCTCATGGGTGACCCAGCGCTTGAAGCGCTTGGCCTCGGGCTTGCGGCTGCCGAGGATCAGTGAGTACAGGCCGGGTTCGTTGACCGTGGTCATGGACTGGGTGCCACCAGGCGTGGGGATGGCGGTGGTGGCCTTCTCGTCGTCGTCGAGGCGGCTCACGGCCTTGTGCGTGTCCGGCAGGTTCAGCGCGCCGCACACATCGGCCGCCACGAACCAGGGCACGCCCTGCGCGTCAGTCGTCACCCGCAGCTGCATGCCATCGAAGGTGAACGGGGCCTGGTCATGCTCAGCGGCCACCTGCCAGGAGGCCGGCAGATCGTCGGGATCCTCGATCACCGTGGCCTGTGCCACCAAGGCAGCAGCCTTGCGCCGCTGCCGGAAGGCGTGCTGGTTGCAGGCGTTGCTGCACCACTTGGCCGTGGGGTGCATGGACGGGAACAGCAGGCCGCAGCACTGGCAGCGCAGCTGGTGACGCGTGCGTCGGGTCATGGGTAATTCAGTCGAGGATGCGCCCGACACTGCTGCCGGACATCCACAGCATAAGCACAGCAACCTGCGGACCGTCAACCGGACAAGGGCGTCGCTTTAACCGACACCCTCTGCAAGGGGGGGAATTCAATTCCGACCCTTTGCCGGCCATGCCACCAATAGGAAAGGGCCGGCCGAAGCCAGCCCTCTCCCAGCCGGGACTCCAGTGCGGTTTCAGATGGCGCTCCTCGGGGCACCACCACCGCGTCCGTCCTTGCGGA